AAGATTAGGTGAAATTGATAATATGGGAGAGTTAAGTATATATGGAAACAAGTATTTTAACATTAAAAAACAATAAGATTTATATTTATAAATAAAAGAAAATGGCAGTAGGATCATATGGAATTATAAGACCGGCGGATGTATCACCTTCAGATGTGGAAATTTTATATCATTTCACAACGGGAAGAACATCTACGGATACACCTATCTTAAAGAAATTGGTATCTGAGGATATACTAACACCAATTTTTCACAATTCTGACACAACGGATTCATCAACGGCACCTAATAATGAAATATTGGGTGGTTTATATAATTTGAAGTTAAAAGCTTCTGACTTCTCTAATTTAGGGATTTACACATTACATTTAAGACCTAAACAAATTAGAGCGTCAATTACGGATTGTGGAGTTTTGGCTTCACTTCCTTCAGTTAGAGGTTTAGTTATTGACTTATCAAATGTACCGTCGGTGGATAAAAATAAATTTACACCACAAGGTTTAGTTGGTTATAGAATTGAATATATCAATTCAGCAACAAATCAAAAAGTACCTAATTTTTATAGAGTTGTAACATCTTCATTTTATTGTGAACCTGTAGTTTCTAATTTAACAAATACAACAGATAAAGCTGTTAGATATCGTTATAAAGATTCGGCAACAAACTTAATGTTTTTAACTTTAACACCATCTTCAGCACCATCAAGTCGTCCAAATGTGGTTCCATATATTGGAGACCCAGGTCAAAATATTATTTTAACAAATACGTTTTTCAACCCAACAACTTTGGAAATACAAATGGTTGAACATGATGCGTCAACATTGGCACATGCTCTTTATGGTAATCAAACTAAAGCAATTGCTCCAGGTATTTACACAATCTACGATGAGAATAATAACATCTATAAACAATTTAACTTATACGAAATTAAAGACCAATTCAATAGTACTTTATATGAGGTTAGAGAAGATAGAGGTAATAATATAGATGAGACTTTAAATTTAACTAATATTACAGGATAATGGCAGCAAACACGGTTAGATATAAAGTACCAAGTGCGGCGGCAAATGGAGCACAAACGTTTAGTGATAGTTTAGTCGGAGTTCAAATTACCGATGGTACCAGTCAATTGACTAATACTAACTTTGCTTTAGATAAAGTTATTGTAGAAAAAGATAATAAGAATTTTAAGACTTCACCATTTTCAGATTTTTTAACATTAGATAAATTAAAAATTGAAACAGACGTACCCTCAACAACAGATGGTAGTATTGAAAAAGATGAAAAGATTAAATTTAAAGGTGAAAAAGATGATGCTGGTAAATCTTTATTTGGTTCTTTAGCATCAAGAATACAAGTTTCAATTGGTTTAATTATTAATAAATTCCCTGCTGCTACTTTAGTAGATAGCGAAACAGTTGCGAAACAATTTAATTACACTGCTTCAGGAATTACATATAACAATATTACAGATAACACAGATTTATATATTCAATATTCAACATTATATAATCCTTATGATGTTGTTTTTATTTCACCAAATAGTAACACAATTCCAACCACAAATAATACAATAAGAAATTTTTTCAATTCATATACTAAATATGTAATTGATTATAGTGGTAATACATATGATATTATTAATTATACTGAACCTGATGTTAATTATTTAATTAAATTAAAAGTTAAAGGTAATCCATTCAGTGGTCAAACAATTATAAACGATAATTTTTTAATTAGACCGAATGATGCAATTACTGAAGAGTTTTATAAGAATTTAGATGATTTAGAAAGTTTATTATTAGATAGACAATCAACACCAAGGTTTACCGCAAACTTTAAAGTTCCAAGAGATAGTTTTGATGAATTTACTACAGACATCGTAAATGTTACCACAACATGGCCTACTTCTAAAGATGGATGGAACCCGCAAATTGTTGGATTAGCATACGATAATTATGTAAATCAAATAAGTAGTTTAGCTAATGAGATTGACGATTATAAATCAAATTTAATTATTAGGTTTTTAACATCACCACAATTATTTGAATTTGATACATTAGACCAAAAGGCTCAATCTGTATTTCAATTATACGGTCAATCATTTGATAAAGTAAAAAAATATATTGACAACATTGCCTTTATGAGGAATGTTACATATGATGGTATAGATAATGTACCTGATTTATTATTAAAAAACTTATCACAAACTTTAGGATTAGATACAATAAATCTTTTTGATGAAAAATCATTAAACGATACATTATATACTAAAACAACAACACAATATAGTACCGATACTGTTGGTAAATCTTTAATAGAATCTGAATATGAATTCTACAGAAGAATATTAACAAATTTAGCGGATTTATATAAAAGAAAAGGAACACGTTCGGCAATAGAATTCTTTTTACAATTTTTAGGAGCACCTGAACAATTGATAAAAATAAATGAATATGTTTATCACGTAACATCCACACCTGATAATTTAAATGTTCAAGAAGACATTTATAATTTAATACAAGGAATTAAAGTCGATACTGTAGTTACTGGATATACAATGGATAATGATTATGATTATACCATTTATGTTAATAGTACAGGATTGACAGATACTACAAGTGGATACACATTTTTAACCGGTTCGATAACAGGTACAACCACATTAACAAGAGACGAATATCCTATCGATTCTAACGGTTTACCAAGAAAAACAACACACACGGCACAAAGTAGTTCTGATAGTGATGTTTATTTCCAAATGGGTTCAGGTTGGAATGAATTATCATTAGACCACAGATCAAGTAACATCATTGATACTGATTTATCAAGCGGTACTTTTGTAAATGGAGTTTTTCAATTAACAGGAAGAACTAAAACTATTGTAACAAAACCAAAACCATACACTTATGGTGAAGATTATTTTAATAAATTTAGAACTTTACAAGGTTTAGATTATGGATTTGATTTAGAAAGTATAATTGATAATAATAAGACTGCTATTGTAGGTGAATATGATTATTTAACTTTAAATAGAAAAAATATTACAATACATCTTTCACCATCTCAAGGAATTGAATATGATGTATATAGACAATCAAGAAATTTAGAATTATCATTTGGTAGTTTGACACCACAAACGGGAGTAACTTATGCTGAATATTTTGATAACATTTTAAACACATTAATAACCAATTCAAATACATCAAAATATGATAAATCATATACAGGTTTAACAAATGTATTTAATAGTTATATTACAAATACAGGATTTACACCATACAATTTTATTGCTGTTAATGAATTTATTAATAAAATGAGTCCTTATTGGGTTAAACTTATCGAACAATTTATTCCCGCAACAACATTATGGACGGGAGGTAATTTAATATCTAATACTATTTTTAATAGATCAAAATATCAATATAAAAATCCAAGATTTGGTTTAATACATCCAAATGGTATAGATTATAATGATGATGAATATAACTGTTCTAATCCAATACCACAGACACCAAGACCAACACATACACCAACTCATACACCTACACATACTCCAACACCAAGTGTTACACCAACTCATACACCAACACCAACGATAACAACTACCCATACACCAACACCAAGTATTACTCCATCAAATACACCACCATCAACACCGGCTTCAACTCCACCATCAACACCACCATCAACACCGGCTTCAACTCCACCATCAACACCAGCTGTAACACCATCATCAACAGAAAGTATTATTCCAACATCTACCCCTACCCCTACACCAACACCATATGTTTCGTTTACAGGTATAATTAGATTGACAGCACCTTCGGCACCTAATGAATGCCTTCATGGAGGTATTGTAGGGACTGATGGATTTGGTAACCCAAATCAACAATTAGTTTGGCAATTTGAATCAAGTTCAAACATATTTGAATCAGGTGCGATATTAAATAATTTCCAAGGAATACAACCAAGTATTACTGGTTATGTACCGTTGAGTTCATTTAATTTAACGATTGGTCAAACTTATTATTTAACAGATAGTGTTGCATATTATGGTACATTCACATATAACGGTGGAAATAGTATACAATTAAGTGCTACAAATGATTGTCCTGTATCACAAAATTTAGGAACATTATATACAGGTACAACAAGAACAAATACTTGTAGTCATTCACATGTAAGTAGTGTAACTTTATTTACAACAATAAATGGTGGAACTTTACAACAAGTTTATACATACAATGTCCCATTATACATTTACAATAATATGACATCTACTTATGATATATATGTTGGTGATAGTACAACTTTATTCACTGATGGTAGTGGTTATTATGGTGATATAGATAGTAATGGTATATTTGGTAATAATACTATTGGTACATGTTCAGGAGGGCCTATAGTGTAAAAAATAAAAAAAAATATTTATAATATATGAGCTTTTTAAATACAGGATATTCAGCAACAGTTGCGGCAAGATTAACACAAAAAGGTAGAAATGCTATTGCGGCAGGTAATTTTAATGTTAGTTATTTTGCCGTTGGTGATTCAGAATATAATTATGATGGTCCAAATACACAAAGTGTTTTAGAACCATTTGATAAAGATATTAACGTAAAGTATCCATTATGGTACACGAGTG